CTTACCGCCAAACTGCATCGATCTCATAGAAGGAAGAACCTTTCGATCGTAGACAAACCTGTACGCCTCTTCGATCTCTTCCTTCAACTCTGGGTGCTTCTTGACGTGCATGGCAACGTTTCTTTCAACGATCTCCTCAAAAGTCTCGCGTCGAAACTTTTCAGAATCATAGCGTGCATACTTCATATGAACTGTTACGTCAGATAGAATCTTTGACGCGATTTCCATTACTCTTCTCCGTTTGCTAGTTTGTTGGTAACTTCCCGCCACTTTTTACGAAGCAGGTTCTTTTCTGCATTGCTATCTTGATTCACAGCTTCATTTAGCGTCAGTTCAGACTCGTCTAGCAGTGTGATTCTCGATTGCGCTGTATTGATGTTCATCGGGAACAGGATTCCGTCACGGCCAGCTCTGTTCTTCGCGATGTATAGACGACCATGCCCAGTCGACTTTTCCATGGCCTTTCTACTCAGTGACACAACAACGTCTGCAACCATTGCCTTTCCGTAGGCTTCAGACATGTTTTCAAGGCCAACGATATCGCTATTTGCGGAATCCCTGTTTGCTTGACTCGCAGTCCAGATGGGAACGTTCATTTCCATTGCGAGGTTACGAAGCTCTTCGTAGACTAACTTGAGCTCATGCCTTAGCGAGTCGTAAGACTTGGTAGACTTCATGATGTCGGCATAATCAATCACAATGAGGCTTGGCTTGAATCCTTTTAGAGAAAGCTTCTCAACGTGATTCCTAATCGTGATGACGCTAGCGGACCCTGTTGGATATTCCTTGATGATCAGTCGACCAAGCTCTTCGTTCTCGTAGAAATCGAGAACTCTCTTCTTTGAGGCAATCAAATCATTGACATCAATTCCGGTTAGGTTTGCATCATACCGACGTCCAACTGCTGTCTCGGTCAACTCAAACGTGTAGTGAAGCACATTCTTGCCGTGCCTAAGAGCGTTCGCTCCCATGGCAACAAGGTAGTGAGACTTTCCAACTCCGGTATTTGCAGTAACGACACCGATCTCACCTCGACCGAGGCCGCCGTCAAAGATGTCTGGAGCATCGAGCTTTTTAAGTCCGGTTGGGCAAGGAATACGGTGTGCCTTTACAAAGCGAGCCTCAATGTCCTCAAAGAAATCATGGCCGATAGAATGCGGCATACCTACCGCAACGGCATCCTTCATCAGTTCGATGACGCTGTCGAAACGATCTGTTTGGATCAGTTCAACGGCCTTGTGCAAAGCATCCTTGAAAGCTTGACGCTTGCAAAAATCTAGAGTCTTGTCCTTGACGTAACCGATATCTCCCGGATGGGGATTCGACTTGAGACGATGAAGGAACTCAACAATCTGATCTCTCAGAATTACATCGTTTCCCTCGCTAAGGTCTTCCTTGATGATCGTGATGAGAAGCTGAAGCGTAGGAAACGCCTTGTACTGGGAATAGTACTTGAAGTACAACTTCGTCAGATAGTTCAGATAATTGAGATCAAAGAACTCCGGAAGCATGACCTCGTACATCTGCGAAGCCCATTCTCTATCCATGAGAAGACCCTGGAAGATCTTTTCTTGAAATGGTTTTCCGTAGTGTGAGAAGCACGAATTGTGCCCGTGTAGTTCTACCTTTTCTGCCTGCATTTTTACCGCCTATTGAGAATGTTCATGGACAAGAATAACCGCGAAGGGTCATAGTTTACCAAACCAAATTTTTTAAGACAGCTCAAGAATGCAATTTTGTTGTATGACTTCTCATAGATCTCTAAGCTTCCTTCAATTTTCTGTATTTGATCGCCTGCCAAGTTTGAAACGTCGAGATGCATGAGTTTGAAGTTGCGCCTGATGAGATCTTTATTTTCCAGAATGCTCGCATAGATTTGCAGCTTCGACGTCTTTGCTCGTTCTTGGCACTCTATAAATAAATCGTCCAAGCTAACATTCTCAACTGACCGCAAAATCTCGACTCGGTTTGACAAACTTTTTAGACCAACCCTTTTCACACCACCAATGTTATCACTAGAATCTCCGACGCAAGCTCTTACAACCGACATGTTTGACGGAAGCGAATGCATCTTTTCTAGAACGTCAGATTTACCAATTATTTTTCTTTGGTTTGGAGACCAAACCGTGACTCGGTCATCAATCAGCTGGTAAAAGTCTTTGTCTGATGACACGATGATAACCTCGGAGTCCTTGAACTTGTATCTCGCGAGGTAACCAATTACATCATCTGCCTCACAGTCCTTTATGTAGTGTTGCGCAACCGGTAGATGCCTCAAACACTTCGTAAGAAAAGCGACTTGACCGACCTTGTTTTGATGTGAATCTGGAATTTCATCATCGTAATAGCGGTTCATCTTCTGAGGTTTCTTGCCCTTCTTGTAATCTGGAAAGATAGCTCGACGCCTAAGGCTACCGCCACCCTCCCAAACAACATGAATTTCTTTGGGTGAAAACTTCTCAGAAAGGCTCGCCATCATTCTAACGAATCCTACAACGCCTCCCGCAGGATCCCCGTTGTTCGTCATCGAAGGATTCGCTATGTAGTGCCGAATGAAACAGTTCATCCCATCAATCAGTAGGATCATGCTTACTCCGGCGAAACAAAGTCATCCTCAAGTTCCATCGAAATAGCTCTAACTTCTTCATACGATTCAGTGTCAATGTCAATCTCTGCTCGTCGAACAAACGCATTTTCGATAAGAGCATCGATGTAAGGCTTGTACTCTGGATTTTTGATGATCTCGCCGAAGTCAGACTTGTAAAACTTCTTGCTAACAATGTCCTTACCGGTTTCAGAATCCTTCACAGTGAAGTGCTTCCAGGACCCCGTTCCAGAAACATCAATCTCCTTTCCGTCTTTCACGACCGGATCAAAACGACGAAGCTCATCAAACAGCTCTTCATGCTCGAAGATACCCTTGCCAAAGTGAATCTGAAACTTGACTGTCCTGAACGGAGGGGCAACCTTGTTTTTGATTGTCTTCGCCGATACATTGATGCCAATTACTTCCTTGTCCTTGTTCTCGATCGGTCGACCTGCGCCCAGCTTGATTCGAACCGAGGAATGGAACGGGATGGCCTTTCCACCTGGAGTTGTGGTTGGGTCACCGTACATGACACCGATCTTCGTTCGGATCTGGTTGAGGCAGACAAACAGAACCTTTTGATTAGCGATGATTCCGTTAATCTTTCTCATGCCCTTGGAGATTGCTCGAGCCTGAAGTCCGATGCTATCCTTGTCATAATCGCCTACCAACTCTGCCTTCGGAGATGACGCAGCCACAGAATCCCAGATAATCGTAATCGGAACGTCTTTCCCCATTGCGCGGGCCTTCATAATCGTTGCCTCGGCAATGCTCAGAACCTCCTCAGTACAGTGCGTGTCAACATAGACGAATCGTTGCTTGATATTCACGCCTAGAAGGGAAAGGTTCTCAACGGAGGTTGCATTCTCCGTGTCGATGTATACGACGATGCCGCCTGCCTTCTGGGTGCTTACGGCTAGCTGGATTGCGATATGAGACTTTCCAATTGATGGCGGACCAAAAATTTCAACAATCCTTCCCTCTGGAAGACCTCCGTCTAATCGGTTTGCAATAATTGCATCAAGCTGTCGTGAGCCTGTGCTGATCCATCGATTCACGTGAGTAGGCGAATCATCGTATGCCAAGTTGTATGCAACCTTAGATCCGCAGTCCTTGTTGAGCTGAGAGATCAGGTCTGCCGTAAAGTCGTCTTCTTGCTTCTTCTTCTTTGCCACAAAAACCTCCACAGAAAAAAATACAGCGCCCGAAGGCGCTGTTCAATGACTATCAATCGATTTCAGTTAGAAATTCTGAAGATCGTTGAATGCGTCATCGAGATCCTTGTACTTCTTGCCTGAGGACCCTGAATCCTTTGGCGGTGGAGGAGAAGCCTCGCTAGTACTTGTCTGAGCTGCTCGAGCCGTGTCCTCGTCCGGAGCGCCGGCATCTAGCCACTCGTTGATAATCTTCTCCAGCTCCTCGTACGACTTGCAGCTGAACATGTCATCTAGACTTGGAAGATTATCCATCCACTGCTTGATCTGCGACTTATCCTCGGAGAGAGGGGTCGACCGAGGTCGAGCACGAACACTAGTGTTTGCCCACTTGCGACCAGGCTGCTTTGTGCACTCCACCTTGATATCGAATCCCTCGAGTGGATCGGTGATGTCGCCAAAGTCTTCATCGAGCATGATGTTCAGAAGATCTTGATAGACCGTCTTTCCGAAAGACCAGATTCGAGGACCCTTGTCTTCCTCGCCTCGGACAACAACGTACGCGTAGCTTCGCATCTTGGGATAGAGCTTCTTAGCTAGCTCGTAGGACTCCTTAGAACCGTCATCCCGAAGCTTGTTGATAAGCTCCTGGAAGGGATCAGGATCGCCGAACTGATGTGGAGTTAGAAGTCCACGATTCGCACCGATTCCGTAATAGAACCAACGCTCAGCGAAGGGTTGTCCGTCGTTGTCTGGGAAGGAAATGAGACGGACGGTCGAAGTCTCACCTTCCTGTGGTCGCCACATGACGTTGCGACGAGAATTATTGCCACTCAGCTGGCCGAGCTTACGGCGCAGCGCATCAAAGTCAATAGCCATTCAAACCTCCAAATTGGTAACTTGCTATCGTGTTTTCAGTGAGTGTTTCCACTCACCAAACTGTATGTCAAATGTAGTAAATTTTCAAAGGTTTATTTGTGTTATGGAAACAAGATGCTAGGGTTCAGAATCCTCGTCGCTGCTCCGGAAGCGAAGCGTCGGTGACATTCCCCTGGTCGTACGGAACTCGATGTATCCTTCAACTTCGTCCCTCAAAGAATCCAACGCGTCGATGATGGGGCCTGGAGCCC